GATCTTTTAAATAATTCTGTATTTTTTGCCTGGAAGGGAAATGAATATCTGATATTGATCTTCTTAGCAGCGCTCCTGGTTTTTAAGGTTGTGGCAATGGTTGCCACTACAGGATCAGGGGGAGTCGGAGGTGTGTTTGCACCTACATTATTTATGGGAGCCATTGCCGGATACTTTTTTTCACTTTTTGTTAACAGCATTTTTGCTGTTCAACTCCCCAACGATAATTTTGCCCTTGCCGGTATGGCCGGAATGATGGCTGCTGTTATGCATGCTCCGCTGACAGGTGTATTCCTTGCCGCTGAAATAACGAGGGGTTATGAACTCTTCATACCTTTGATTCTTTCATCTACCGTGGCATATGTTACTATCATGTATTTCGAACCACACAGTGTTTATACAAAGCAACTTGCCATGACAGGGGACCTGCTGACTCACCATAAGGACAAGTCAGTGCTGAGGATGATGAATGTCCGTAAACTGATAGAGACAGATTTTGAAGTCCTTGCCCCTGATGCAACTTTGAGAGACCTCGTAAAAGCTATCTCAAGATCTCACAGAAACCTGTTTCCTGTTGTTGATGCTGATGGGAAAATAAAGGGAATGGTTAAGCTGGCAGATGCTGAAATACCGTTTGAGGACGGTGAGGAAATACTAGAGGATCCAACGGCTACAACTGTGGTATTTTCCACCGCCCCTTACGACGGCAGCGTGGTTACATCATGGATTCCGGCAGGAGTTACATCAACCGGGGCAGACGACTTTGTGGCGTCTATCGACGGCAAGGGGTTCAAGACCTCGAACATGGCTGTATTCATGCCTGCCAGAAACAGGCAGGGTCTGATTGCTGATTTTAACTCAAGCACCGGCACTATTAAAAATATGTGGATGGAAGATTGCGATGTAAAGTGCAGCAACTACGGTGGCTGGATTGTCGGTTTTCAGGCAAGCGGCACGACAGAAAAATGCGTAGTAAGCAACTGCACACTGACATCATATAATACCTCACATGCGTCATCCGGCGGTGTTGTAGGCTGGTTATACAGTGGCACGGTACAGAATTGTTACGCGTACAACTGTACGGTTGTGGCGGAAAGCTATAGCGTATCAGATGTTGTTGGTAGCTGCGGCGGCATCGTGACAAACTGCCATAGTGTGGGCGGCACATTATCCGGCGGCTCTAATACCCGACCTTGTGTGGGGTACCGCGGCGGCACGATTACAAACTGCTATTACGACAAGACGCTTTATGGCACAACCGATGACGGTTCGGGCGTAACCGGTCTGACCTCCGAAGAGATGAAGCAAGCCAGCAGCTTTATTTACGACGCAAGTTCTAATGATGGCTACAATAGTGGTAAGGAATATTCTAAAGGCGATATAATCGAGGTTGGAACAACAGGTTTCATGTCTTTGGTTGACGCAAACACTGGCAATTACCCATTTGATTCTCCGACACAGTGGCAAAAACTTGTATGGGGGTTCCCGACAGCGGTTTGGACGCTTGTCGACGCTGACGATAACCTGCTGGACTATCCACACCTATTCTGGGAATATGACCAGGACATAGAAGGTTCCGGAACGGCAGCAGATCCTTATAAGATCGGATGCTGCATAGACTTCATAAACTTTGCAAATACTGAGGCTATGTGGGCTTCTGGTAAATATACAGTTCTAATAGCTAATATACTTCTTGGACATGTACTCTTTTCTGAACCGCCGTTAGGGAAAAACACAGCCAGACACACCGAAGCTCTCACCGGTCCCGCGTTTAGCGGACACTTCGTAGGAGCCGGCTTCTATATTAAAGACTTTACTTTAAGTATGGACAGCATTTATTGGTTTTATGGTGGCCTTGTCGGTATTAACGAGGGTTATTTATTGGGCATTAACCTTGTTGATGCTGATGTTGATTCAGGCTCCGGTCATCATAAATACCATGGAACGGTAGTTGGTTGTAATAACGGTGGCGTAGTCCGGGGGTGCAGGGCCAGCGGCGCGATAGACCTTGGCACTGACTCAGATCAATCCGGTGGTTTTGCCGGTATAAACCTGGTTAACGGGACTGCAAGAGGTTTAATAGAACATTGTTATAGCACAGTTACAGTAACGGGCGGAACCTGGTCTTATGGGCTTGGCGGTTTTATCGGGAAAAATCAGGCAGACGTGAAGCAGTGTTTAAGCAGAGGAGACATAGATTCTTATCAGACATTTGGCGGATTTGTAGGGCTTAATTATGCTTCTGGAGCCATTATAGAACGGTGTCAGGCTATATGCGATATAAACGGAATATCGCAAGCTTGTGGTTTTGCTGCTCAGAATGTAGATGGAGCTATAATTAGATATTGCCTTTACAAAGGCACTATGACATGTGACGGAGGAGTAAGTAATGGTTTGTACGGATTCATTCATAACAATTCCGGAACAATACAACAGTGTGCGGTAGAGGCTACTTTAGAAAGCAATGATAACGACATAGGCGGCTTCTGCTTGAATAATACAGGTACAATAGAGGATTCTATTGCTGTGTGTACACTGGATGCTTTATATGGAACCTTTGGTTTTATAAAAGACAATTCGGAGGGTGTATGTATCAGATGCGTTGCTGCTTGTCACCATCGAATAAATGTCGATCTTACTCCAACAAATGTTCTTAAGCAGATGGACGGTTTTTGTGGATATGATGGCACAGAGAATAACTGCTTTTATGATAAATCAATAGAGTTTTATAATGCCCATTGGGATGGTTCAGAGTACGACGAGGCAGATTATGAGCTTCCAAATGACGGCACTAATGTAACTGGAAAAACGACCGCTGAACTGTTTGCTCAATCGACATATACGAATTATGACTTTAATTACGACGACCAGGATAGACCGGTATGGGTTGACTGGTTTGACGGATATAAACGGCCTTATGAAGTGAGAAGCACCCAGGAATGCGGGTTTGTCGGCATACCTAAATTTCTCACACAAATAAACTTTTTAACCGCAAGAAAGGAAGCCAATAATGGTACATCTAATTCTGTACAAATCTAACGGTTTAAGCCTTAGTGCACCGTATATACAGATCGTAAATGTAAAGCACAACGAGGTTTGGGATTTTACCAACGGAGAATTTACTGATACTCCGTCTTCGTATGCTGACACAACAAGCGAGCTTGACCCTAAAGGTGACAGCTCTGGCGATCCGTCGGCTTTATATGGTGGCTGGCCGGTCACCCTGCCAAGGATCGGTGACGGGGAGTTTGATCTTATTGTAAAGGACAACTCTACGCCGGCAAACACGGATTTAATCAAAACCGGTAAGAGGTTTGCAATTCGCGGCGAACAGTTAATAGCTCCGACGAAATTACCGTTCATAGACTTTTAAGGATAAATAATGGAAGAAAAAATTAAAGGGCATAAATATAGGTTTTCAATTCACCCGGTTGCTTCAAGGCGTAAAGCCTGTTGCAAGTGCGGCGAACCAAAACGGGCAGTGCTTATCAGGTTTAGGCGTAAACTTAACTCTGATGTGCATATATGCCACAACTGTCTTATAGACTATATCTTGGCAGACGAACAGGCGGACTACACAGGCGATTACATACAGCTTGCAGTTCAGGTTGACCGTCTTGCAAAGCTTAAGCGTCGTAATTTCAGGTCGGACGGAACGCCGAGAACAGACGCATTAAAAGACGGGCTTGCTGAATACCAGCAGATAAGGTCACAGCTTTCAGATAAAATAATCGAGGCTTTAGATAATGCCGCAGAATAGTATCGACATAAACAAACTTTCTCAGAACCAAAGAGACGTTCTTGCACGGAAGATGCAGTTTCTGCATAAAAATATAATAGAGCAGAAAAACGTAAGCCAGTGTGCCAAAGAAATGGGCGTATCGAGAAAGACTTTGCACAACTACAGGAACTCCGAAGACTGCCGGCAGGCGGCCATTCAGATGGTAGAAGACAGTGCGGTTAAGGGTCTTGACGGTGTTATGACGAAGCTTGTCGATAAACTGGAAGCAAAACGTGTTGTGGTTGTTACTGACAAAGAAGGTAATCAGTCGGTTAAAAATGTAGCGGACGAAAAAATCAGACTTGATGCTATTAAGGAGCTCTGCAAGATTTATGGAGTTTACGCACCAACAAAAACAGATGCTCAGATTACTGTTTCCGTACAATCGGATGCAGATATTTTTGCAAAAATTGAAGAAATTGAAAGAGACTGCTGCTTTGAGCCCGAATACAAAGAAGGGCCAAATGGCTATGAACTGGTTGCGAGAGAACAGGAAACTGGTCGAAGAAGTGTCGAATCGAGGGAAAGAGCCCTATTATGCGATGCTTCCGTACAGGAACCGTAGTGATCTTGCACCGTCCTGGCAGTATGAAATAATATGGAATACTCCAAGCTACAAGGGTCAGGTAGCTTGCGGTGCCAACCGTATAGGCAAACCGATATGTTCGGATGAAATTGTTCGCATGGCGGACGGCTCTTTAAAAACAATAAATAAAGTAGTCATAGGCGATTATGTTCTATCGTATGACTTAAAAACAGGTATATCTGCTCCGTCAAAAGTGGTTAATTGCTTTGATAACGGAGAGCTTGAATCTTATCGTGTTACGTTTAGTGATGGTTCTTCCGTTTCAGCAGCCGGAGAACACCCATTTCCTGTTAAGCTGAGAAGCGGAAAGTCGTGGACTCATCACGGTAAACAAAAGAAAGTGGATGTTAAGCTTAAGACTTTAAATGAACTTTTACCACGAGTAAATAATTCTGTTTCAATGAGAACTAGAATGTTAAGCCCTGTTGAAGTATATTACTCTAAAGGTGACAATCTGCCAATAGAACCATATGCTCTTGGAGTTATACTTGGAGATGGGTCATTTAAAAGCCCGGCAATACATTCAGCAAGCCCGTCAGTGGCCGAACGTGCTATAAAGGGGCTGTCACCATACCTTACAGGTGTAAGCGTCACAGAGAGGCGTAACTGCCTTAGGTATGGATTAAAGACAAATCCTGACAGAAACGATAACGGTACGTTTGGGTCATGTAAGTTAAAAGCAGAACTTGAAAAGCTTGGTCTTGCTGAAATCACAACGGAAACAAAGTTTGTACCACAAATGTATTTATCTGCGCCAATAGAAGATCGAAAGCAGCTTCTGGCAGGCTTGATTGATACTGACGGGTTTAAGTACGGTTTTACTGTTAAATCTTTTGCTTTAGCTGACGGATTCAGGCAGCTTGTAAGAAGCATTGGCGGTAAAGCTACACTGCAAGCCGTCAAAAAGCGGTGCACAAATTCGTTAAATACAGAGCATAGCGACACTTACTATAACGTTACATGGCGGGCTTATGATATCCCGGTGGAATTGAAATACAAAATGCCGGAAATTACTAAGCGGAATTATGATTATTCGGGCAGAATAATCAGAAGCATAGAGCCAATAGGCAAGAAGCATTGCTACTGCATTGAAATTGAGCACGAAGATCACTGTTTTTTAATTGGCGACTTTATTGCAACATGTAACTCGCAGTTGGGAGCGTTCCAGACCGCCATGATAGTTACCGGGGATCATCCCAGGTACAAATCGCCTAAAGACGGCATAGTCTGGATTATAGGCAAAGATAGTGGTCTTATAGAGGCCGTACAAAGGCCGTACTTTGAAAAGTTTATACCAAAACGCTACACAGATACCGGCAAATTCAACGGTAAATACGGTTACTGGACTTTCGATTGTGACGGAAGAAAGTGGGAAGTGTGGTTTAAGTCGTGTGATTCGGGCCGTAAAAAGTTCGAAGGTGCGAAGATTGATTTCTTCTGGTGCGACGAAGAGCCGACCGATACCGGGGTATTCTCCGAGGCAGAGCTTAGGCTTGTCGATAACGAGGGAATTTGGCTTATGACAGCCACCCCGGTTGACGGAACAGCCTGGCTTAAGAAGACAATAGAGCGGCAAGACGTTTACTCTACTATGGCCGGTATGAAAGAAAACCCATATCTGACATACAAAGAGATAGAGAAAATATCACAGCATATGACAGAGGACGAGCGGGCTGTACGTGTTGAGGGCAAGTATATAGTATTCGGCGGTAAACCTGTTTTCCCGTGGAAGTCTATTGATAGGCTTGCAGAACACGTCAGGCCGCCCGTAGAAGGGATTTTGATGCGTAATGCAGTTTAGCTTCGAAGAACAACCGTTTGGCCCTCTAAAGCTGTTTAGAGAGCGTGAGAAAGGCATGGCGTACACTATAGGCGTTGATGCCTCTACCGGGCTTGCAGACGACTTTAGCTCGATACAGGTATTTAGTAACACGATACCGTTTGAGCAGGTAGCGGTCTTTAGAGAACGGTGGCCGGTAAACGAAGTAACGGCGTTTGTAAATAAACTTGGGTATTATTATAACGAGGCGTTGATTGTCTGTGAGATAAACTACCCGGGAAACTCAGTTCAGGATGCACTGCTGGAGTTTTACAGGTATCCAAGAAACTACCAGTCAGAGATGCACCTGGATGTAAAAACAGAAGTGACAAGTAAATATGGGTTTAGAACCACTGAAAATACTAAATGGCTGCTGATACACGAAGCTTTGCTAAGCATGCAGGCTGACGAGCTTATACTCCACGACGAGCAGACGATCGATGAGATGCGTAATTTTGTGTACAAAGACAGCAGCAGAAAGAGCGGTGCCTCAGAAGGATTTAACGATGACACGGTAATTGCAATGCTGTTGGCACATCATGGGGCTCATTTATTTCCGTATATGATTCAGAAACGAGAGCCCGATAAAATAAAAACTCAGAACCCGGACGCACGTAAAGCGTGGCGGGACTTTAAATTAAAATTCTCAGGGATGGCACAAGAGCCACAAGGAGCAGTACTTTGATAACTATTTTTAAAAAACAGAGAAGCATAAGCGACGAATTGGTTGCACGTGATACGTTCTTCCATTCATGCTGGAACCTTTTAAAAGCCAAACGTCCTGAGTTCAGGAACGATATGGACAAGATAGAGGCGTATGTTTCCGGGTACGATAAAGTAGATTATGAGCTTGATCCTGAAACAAACAAAGATAAAGGAGACGCTACAAATGCAGACAGCTCTTATATCCTCTAAAAATATAAGTTGCAGTAAATGCTACCGAAAGCTTTGTAAGGTTGTTGATAAGAACGCTACAAAGCTTATAGAGTACCGGCATAAAAGCTCGTGTATTTATGCGTCTCAGGCAATAGTTAAATGTGTTGGTTGCGATACTATGTGGCTTGTAACCGCAGAGAGCATGGAAACAACGGAGGTTGACATTGAATAACAGCAATGTAACACGCGACCAGTTTGTACTTACGGACGATGTTAGTATAAATCTGGCGACCATAATCAATAAAAGGCGAAAGACGTATAATCCTCAACGCAGAAGGATGCTCCAGGAAGTGCGGGCTAATATCTCATATCTCGTTGGAGAACAAAACATTATGCTTATAGGCGACACTATTCAGCCTATAAAAAACGAACGTCAGATATATTCTCCCGCGAACATGATACTGCCGGCTGTGAACAAGGATATTGCTCAGGCCACAAAAACACCGCCTGTGTTTGATATTATACCATCAGGGACGGATGATGACGATAAGGCCACGGCTCAGGCTGGTACGAAACTGTTTAATTATATACAGAGAGTCAACGATAAAGGATTGTACAGGGGCGATGTAGTTCTCTGGTATGATATTATAGGTATCGGCTGGAGAAAGGTTTATTGGGATCCTAACTATACAGTTAAAGGCATAAACCCAAGCCCGGTGAATGAAAACGGTGAACCTAATTCCGGCCATATACCTTCCTTACCGGTTGGTGCTCCTGTTATGCAGGGCGAGGTTGTTATAGAACCTGTTCCTGCTACACAGCTTGTATACGATTATAGGGAAAAGAAGCTTGAAAGGCTTGACTGGATAATACATGCGAAGCGTCAGTCCGCTACCTGGGTAGAGGATACGTTTGGGCCGGATGTATATGAAAAACTTAAAGGCAAATTCGCTGAAAATGCAGACAGCGAAAGCTCGTTTGAGACAAGGATTGATTCGTTATTCGAGAAGTACAAAGACCTTAAGTATGAAGACCAGAGGAAATCGACTTCAAAGATGGCCAGTAACGCTAACGTCGAACTGGCTTCGGATAAATATATTGACTATTACGAGTACTGGCAGAAACCAACAAAGACTATGCCGACGGGTGCTTATGCCATAATGCTTGGCGATCAGCTTGTATATCACACTCCGTATCCGGCTGATCAGTACCCGCACGGCGAACTTCCGTTTGTTCATGCAGCACCAATATCAGTTGGTGATGCTACGTTCGGCGGTATAAGCCGTATATCTCAGGCAAGACCGCTTCAAAGGGAATACAACAGGCTTAGAAGCCAGGTCGCGGAAAACATGGACATTATGGGTAATTCTGTGATGTTTGCACCACGAGAAGCAAAGCTCTCTTATAAGACATTATCTAACGGGGCCGGCAATTATATCGAATACGATGGAAGGCAGCCTCCAAGCCGTGATCCGGGTTCTCCGATGAACTCTCAGATATTCGCCTATATGACAGAGACCAGGGCGATTATAGAGTCTATTTTTGCCTTCCATGAGCCTACACGTGGTATCGCTCCAAGGAATATTGACTCCGGGACGGGTATAGCAATATTACAAAATGCGGACATAGAACAGCTTGGGCCGATGGTTGAAGGGTTTGAAAGTGCCGACGAGAGAGTGGTTATGCAGGCAATCAGTGTCGGATTAAGCAATTACGAGAACGGCAGGATGATTAATATAGTCGGTACTGACTATGAGTGGACAACATTTACACTTGATCAGGAACAGATGCGTGGCAAGTGTAATGTTGTAGTTCGCCAAAGATCGTCATTGCCTAAAGATAAGGAGTCAGAAGCAGTTACAGCAGTGACTATTTGGCAGACAGGGCTGCTTGGTGATCCCGGAAGTCCTGATATCAAAGAGTGGGTGCTTAATCAGATGCACCTTGGCGGAACAGAACACCTGCTACAGAAGAACTCGAAACAGAGAAACTTTGCACACAAAGAGTTTATATCAGTTGAGAATAACCTTAAAAATATTAAACCAAGTACGGAAGGAATGACAGACGATGAAATAGCGGCTGAACTTGAAAGAATACTGTTTGTACCGGTAATCAACCCGTTTGATGATGATATGGTTCATTTAATGGTACATAATGAGTGGATGATGGATAACTACTGGACGTATGCAGGTGATCCTAATCCAATTAAACGTAAAGCCTTAGAATTTCTGATGATGCATATAACAATGCACGACCAGCGCGTTATGCAAAGGCAGCAGGCGGCAATGAACCAGGAAATACACTCAGAGATGCTTAAAAAAGGCAAAACACCAGACCAGATAGTCTTAAGTAAAATGAATTTTGAACAAAAGGAAACAAAAAAATGACAGATCAACCAAACTACACGGAGCCAAGAGCTACCAGTGATGGTCCTTTCCCCACAGATTTTAGATCCGGAACACCTCAACCGAGTACAGTGCCCGAACCGTCAGGGCCTGACCGGGTAGAACCAGGAATGGATCCTATGGCCCCTCAGAGGCCGCAGGAAGGACAAACGTATCAAGGGGTACCACAGGCACCCTCTGAGTCGGAAGTCTCTCCTGAGGCTAAGTTGCAGCGTTTACAGCAGTCGTTGGCCCAAAAGAACAAGCTTTTATCCGCTATTGGCATAGATCCTGCTTCGGATCTGGCCGAACAGTATGAAAGCGGGTTGATTACTGAGGAGATGGTTTCACGGCATATAGCCGGCCAGAGAGGCCAGACTACACCTGATATTCCGCAGCAGACTCGAAATGACCCGTTGAGTGTTGCTCAGCAGCGGTATGAGCAGGCAAAGCAGGCTTATGACGCTCAGGTGCAGAGTGGGGAAGGGGTTGATTTCCAGGTAAATAAAGAACTTGTCGACGCTCAGAGTAATTATTTTGACGCTAAACTTGATACGGTTACGCAGCAAGTTACCGCCCGCGATAGACAGAGGCAGGTCAGCGAGAATGTGAACAGTGTGTTAAATGTTGCAAAGTCAGACCCTAACTACTCGAACTTTGATGAACAGTCAAGGAAGACGTATGAGCAGGTGCTTGTAAACCTTACCGGTTCTCTTGTTGATCAGGAGGCCGCAAGGATGGGTATGTCGCCCATGGAGTTTTCTCCGCAGCAGTTTGCTCATTTCGCGCAGCGTGCAGCACAGGAGCTTGCACCGCTTGCAAATCAGTACGTAGAAATGGGTCGCCGGCAGGCTCAGCAGTCGCTGGTTCCAAGGCACCCCCAATATAACAATACTCCGTCTCCTGCTCATGCCGGCGGGCCTAACGTTCCGGTTTCCAATCCGTTTGCAAAGACTGATTACCGAAACCACAACGACATGGCACGCCAGTATTTAGCTAATACGGGACGGGTAATCTGAAAGGATAATTAACTATGAGTACATATGCAGTACCTTCAACGCCTCAGGCACGACAGGATTTTCAGTATTCCTCGACTGTTGACGGTCTGTTGAAGAACGTTTACATTCCCGCTTTGAATAATACTATCTTCCACGCAACTCCCCTGCTTGAAATGTTCGGTGAGTTTGGCGGAACGATAGATTTTCAGGGCAACAAGATCATAAAAGCCTTTAAGTACCAGGGAGCCGGTGGTTTCCGTGGTATCTCTGAGGGTGGAGATTTCGTGACTCCTGCGAAACAGAAAGGTTTCCAGGGTTACGAGAGGCTCAAGTATCTCAACATCTACTTCGAGCTTACAGGCCCTGCGGCTTTAACCGTTCAGTCAGGAGAAGGAGCTTTTGTCTCTGCCGTTCAGTCGGCCATGGATGACACGCTCAAACTCGGACGTATGAACATGGAACGTATGGTGGCCGGAAGATGTTCGGCTGAGGTGGCTCGTTTCACTTCTGCTGATCATACTGAGACCGCTATGGCCAACGGAGAGTATCTGCCGGCAGCCGCTGAAGCAACAGATTCTTCATATTTGGCGTCAACCCACGACCTGACCGCACTCAAGACCTGGGGCGGATACTCAGGTACCGCGTGGCTGTACAATGGGCTGGAAGTCTATCTGATGGTGACAGCGGATCTTACCACTGCACTTGAGGATTCCAACCAGGACGTGGTTCAGTCAACAGAGATGGCCGGCCCGTTCGAGGTAGAGTACGTTGATCATATCAACGGCACGTTCGCATTAAAGTACACTGGTACAGATGCCCTGAACCTCACTGATGATTCAGCAGCGCATATCGAGCTTGGCGCTGAAAGCGTTTCTCTTGTACTGTCCGACTCTTACGGACAGATAGAGGATGCCGGCGGCACAGATGCCAACAGGTGCCTTGAGATCAACGGGCTGCTTAACCTTGTCGATGACGGTGGTTACATCTGGAATCTGGCACGTTCTACCTACCCGAACTCGTTGAAGTCCAGGGTAGTAGATGCCGACGCTGCGGAGCTTACAGAGGACTACCTGACCTTGATACTTCTTGACCAGGTGAACCTGCAGCAGAACACCCCGAACGTTGTGGTAACTTCGCCCAAGGCAAAGCAGACCTATTTCACCAACGTAAAGGACGACCGTCAGTTCAACACGTTCATCATGGACTCTCAGACCGGTTACCGCAGGCTTGGTGTCACTATCGACAGCTATTCTATGTACCTTGAGACCATAGCGTCCCTGCCGTCAGACCACTTGCTTATGCTCAATACGGGCGATTTCAAGTGGGCTCGCGCAACGGACGGGTTCAAGTGGATCGAGAGCGGCGGACAGATCCTGCGTCCGAAGGAAAGCAGTGATAATATATTCGGTACGGCAGTAAGTTACTGCAACCTTGTGTGCGAGAACCCTCGCGGTCAGACCAAGGTAGAGGATATCGAATACGATTACGTATAATAACTCACCTACTTTTTCATACTCCTGAGGCCCCTGGACATTCCGGGGGCCAAGGAGAGTTAAGGCGAACATGAATACAAATTTAAATTATCTTGTACCAAAAGAAGACGATCAGAAGGTGCTTAGGAAAAAGTTTCTATCGGAAAAGATAGTTTACGGATGGAACAGCAAGACAAAAAGACACGAAGCCTGGTATAAGCCCGGTACGTCTCCGCCTTATGTAATAGGCAAGGGTCATGATTTCTGGGACATTGTCCGCCAGATAGCCCACCGAAGGGCATTTGATAAAATGAGAGCCGAGCAGATGCTTGAATATGTTGACGGGTACAACAAAAGGCTTCAAGACAAACAGGATGATGACGTGATGGCAGAAGCCAGGTCAACCCTGAGGCACGTAGCTTCGGGAAGAAAGATGTTTTTAACCTAAACGGTGTACAATGAGTTTATACACGACAGCAAGTTCTATAAAAGTCGAGCTCGAAGCCACTTATAAAAACCTGACAGGCAAACCTTGTTTCTCTGCTGCTGAGGCGGATATAGTAAATTCCAGTATCTTAGACGCAATACAGGAAGTAATGCTTGAATACGGCATAAGCGATTTTCAGTTTATACGTGATGACATTACTCAGGACACAATATCAGGCCAGGCTTATGTGGATTTAACGTCCGGTATATTCAGGGTGGTCTCAGGTTCCGTACGAATCCCGGCTTATGATCAGGCTCTTAGCGTGTCTGATGAAGAAGCCATCTTTGCGGCCGATCCCGACCTGAGCGAATCTGGTCTGCCTCAAACATACACGCTTATGGCAAGTGACGATCCGGATGTACTCAGGCTGAGACTGTGGCCTGCACCTGATGCCGTTTATACTATTTATATGACGGTAATGAAGATTCCAACACTTTCACTGACAAATAATGCAGCCGTTGGTATAGCCAATATGCCTCAAATGGTTCAATCCGCAATAAAATACAAAGCTAAAGCCCTTGCATGTATGCAGTTAGGCAGCATGGCGGCTCTTTCAGGGCCTTTAACCATGCAGTATGAGAGTATCATAACCAAGATTAAGAATGGATACAGGCATGATGGGCCGCTTCATATACAAAGGATTTCATACGGATCTTCATCCAGATCTATAGAATCGAGGTGTCCATGAGTTTTACAGCACAAAATGTATGCGATATGGCAAGCAGAGAGCTTGTCGATCTTTCCGATACGGCTTATCTCAGCGATATGGTTGAGTATATCAACGAAGGGATAAGGCGGCTTGCTACTAATACGCACTGCTGCCAGGAGCTTCTTGATTACGATCTCACAGGTTACAGGCTTACGTTCTCTACGATAAAGGGAGAGTTTTCGACCGTTGAGAGCGTCCTGACGATAGCCTCAGTCTATTTTGCTCCGTCAAACCAGTACTTACTGCTCCACAAGGACGATACGGTCTCAGGGGCCGATTTCGCGGCTTCTACGCAAACCACTCCCTCAAGGTGGAAACAGTTTGGAAGTTCGATTATCTTTGATGCAACCATGACTGCTATGTCTCTTAGGGTCTTGTTCTCGTATATACCGAAAATGCTTACGGTAAGGACAGAAACGATACCAATGCCCGACGAGTGTATTAACGCTCTGGCTAAGTATGTGGTGTACTGTGCAAGGCTTTCTGACAGGGATGCAGGGCTTGCTAATGGTGCGTTTGCTGATTTTGAGATAATGAGAGAAGCCTTAGCCAAGAAATATGCGTTGGAGATGGTGGCATGAGAGGCAACTGGGTTACAGAGCGAAGATCGGTAGAGTATCAGGACACTCCGTTTGAGAGACTGTTTATGCAGGACTTCTCAGGAGGTATCAATGAAACTGACCCGGCTATATCGTTACAGGATAACCAGTTCAAGCAGCTTACCAATATGAGGCTTAACAGGCAGGGTCGTCTGGAGACCAGGCCGCCGTACAGACCGTACAACTTCGGGCAGGGTAGTGTGACAGATTGCGGCACAACTACTATTAACGATGGGGCAGCGGACAGAACTATCTCTAAGATCGTTGATTACAAGGTGTTTAAAAGCGATTCCAGTTCATACGCTATTGATGGTTCTGTTCATGTCCTGATCGTAAAATACACGAACACGGAGACTTATATCGGGATAATGGCTTACAAAGGCTCTACTAATGCCTGGGTGACAGTGGATTCAGGTATTGCTGACGGTACATCAGTCTTTGTTGAGCTGTTTTCTGTGAATCAGGCCCATGACCTGCTTGTGTTCCGCGGCGATGCGACTCCGAAGCGATTCACATTGGCTAACGATACACTTACAAGCCTGGGTATGACGGCCCCGAATCCAAGTGCCTTGTTCAGTGAGAGTGAAGGCGATATCACTCTTTCAGCGGATATAACCACAAATATATACTATAAGTTTTCTTACTTTTTTGACGATAACAATGTGAGTACAAAATACGGTGAAGGGGATATAAGCGACAGATACACTCATTCTTATGAGAGCACCAGCAGTGTTGACGAAGAAAAAAGCATAACAATAGACCTCACCGGAGTAGCAACCAGCGGTGTATCAAAGATTTATGTGTATAGAGCACCCAAAAATACGCCTGATGGGCCTTACAGGTACATAGGGTATGCAGACATATCAAGCTCAAGCGTTTCGTTTACCGATGACACTCCGTGGGACACAGAGGGGCAGATAGCCTCCGTCAGCGGATCCAATCCTGCAACAGAGTCTTTGTATGTCATTAATCCATCAGTGGTTAGCGGTGTTGTGTTTGGCTTTGATAAAAACATGCCGTATAAACTTTTATGGTGTGATGCAGGATATCCGGACAGGTGGAACCCGCTTAACTTTGATTACCTTGAAGGTAACGGGCAGATAGCAGTCGGGTTTAACCGGAAAGTATATATATTTACAGATATTAGCTGCTACGAAAAAGAAAATGCTTCTTCTCCGGCATATAAGATAAGCAATGTCGGAGTAAAAGACCGCAGGACGGTTTACGAGGTCGGGCGTGGTCTTATATGGTGTGGAAACGATTCTGTGTATTTTGCCGACTATGTACAGCAGTACGGGTCAAAGGGAGATTTCCCAAGAGATATCGGGCATCCAATATCGGTTTCTGTTAAAAACATCGATTCAGATTATATCGTTGATGCCTGTTTTTTTGAACAGAGATACTATTTAAGTATTACAACAACACTTGAAACAAGCAGGATTCTATATGTATATGATGTGGACTTTGGGTGCTGGACAAGATACAACATAACGCATGACTGTTTTCAGCCAAACCAGAGTACTCTTTTCTCGGCAGGAGAGGATAGTGACGGAAAGGTGTATGTGTACGAGCATGACTATCTGGACTACACAACAAACGGAACAGAGTCGCTCAGGGACACAAAAGATTATACAAACGTAGAGTCTTCGGCTTACGCAAACAGCTCTGACATAGCCATAACGCTGGAAAAAGAGCTGGTTCATCTTGCCGGAGAGTACAGATGGTCTATGATATCGAGCATGTCTCTGTTGATGGAAGGCCAGCAGATTTCGGCAAGTGCCAGTTTTGTATGGGATGCCAATACTATAACGCTGAATTTTTCAGATGCCGGTACCGATATAAGCGGGCATTCTACAGATTATGTCTTTAAGTGGGGCGACGACTCAGGGAACGGAAGTCTTTCTCCTGACTCTGATTACGCGACAGAATACGCGTCTGACCCGGACAGTGTTCTGGCTACCGCTACGGAATACGGGTTTGCAGGGACATCAAAATTGTATGCAAATATGCACAAGAAAGTGCGCAGACGGGTCAAGTCGGACAAGCTTGACATAACTATAACAGTAAGCCAGTCCAAAGAATCGAGTATTCTTGGTGTTGGCCTTTATTATAAACCTTTACCACAAAGGGCTTAAAAATGGCAATAGAATCATTATCAATCAATGTGACCGATATAGTGGCAGACCAGGAACGGCCTTTCAGCTCAGAGAGGGCAAGGTGGACTCAGCTTGAAACCTGGGCCGCGTCTGTAAAGAATAACTGTCTGGTTCCGGACGCAATCGGAGTTGTAACCCTTGAGGGCAATCTTGATGTTGACGGTAACAAGATAACAACGGTCGGTACACCAGAAAACAGCGGTGATGCGGCCACAAAAGGGTATGTTGATTCGGCGATAAGTTCTCCTTCATACACCACTAATATTGATTTCACCGTCGTTCAGGACGTTATAGATATATTTTATTCAGACGGGTACGATGACTGGAAGACAATACCAGGTACAGACGTAACGATAACCCCCGCCGTCGGCAGCCATGTACGTATTACGGCATGTATCACGTGCGGCGCATTGGCTGGTAATGCAATGTATCTTACTCTTGGAAGACAGGTCGGTGGTGAGGCAAGTTATTCTATGCTTGCAGGGTGCAGAGGAACCCAGGACGCAGACGAAGAAGAAGTATCTGCTGCTATGGTTGAAGGCCTCTCAGCAATAATGATTGATTTTATAGACGAGGACGAAGGCTCAGATTTCAACCCCGACACGGAAATAAAATACATTCTCATGGCAAAAATGGGCGGTTCAGGTCAAAAGGGATGGCTAAACAGAGACCGCCAAGATGATTTAAGGTCAATAACAACTATTATAGCGGAAGAACTTGTGCTGAGTTAGGTGATATTATGGCAGATATAGCACTATTAGATTTAAACTTAGACAACATAAAGCCCGGAGTAAAAGCATACGCGGCTGATGACGCT